GCCAACCAGGTGAACATGAAGGCTCAGTCGATGAGGATCGATTACGAGCGGTCGTTCATCAAGGGTTCGGAATCTGCCAATGGCGGTCGTACCTTCAACGGTCTTCAGAACCTGGTGAAGGATTCCGGTCAGGTCATCCTCAACCACGCCAGCGGCGGCCCGCTGAGCATTAAGGCCCTGCAGGAAGCCCAGGATGAACTGCCCCCCGGCGTTCAGTCCTACATCATCGGCAGCAAGGCGATGCGCCGGATCATCACCCGGTCTGAAGCCAACACATCGATTAGCAATGTTGATCGAATGATGGATCAGTACGGTATCCAGCGCGACACCTACGGCACGTCCATCATCATCCCAACGGATGTTGACAGCCGGCGGCAGCCAATTCAAGGCTTCGATGAACCCAACAACACCACCAGTATCTACCTGGTGGCCTTCGGTGATAACTACCTCACAGGATTGCAAGGTGAGGTCCGTGGCCAATACGGCATCAGCATCTACGACCTCCCCGAAGGTTCGGCCGGACCGTTCTTGATGACCCGCATCCGCTGGCGGCTGGGCCTCGCGCTCAAGCACAGCCGTTCGGTGGTACAGATCAAGAACATCACCAACGCCGAAGCGGTGCTCTGAGCCCCGCAACTCTGATCCCATCGCTTCCTTTCTACCATGACTCGTGCTATCGGGCTTGCTGCCCAAACCGCCTACAAGGCGGACGCTGAAACGATCCTCCTCGGTTATGTCGGGCCGTGGGATGATCGCGCTGCTGAAACCCGCACCGGTTCGGCGCGGGAGATGCCGTTTCGGCTGAACCGTTTGCCGTTCTTCAAATTCGTCGGGCACGGCGCCACCAGTTCCGCTGCTGGTGGGTATCTGGTGAAGGCCGCGCACATCGCCCGTAGTGGTGTTGTGGGTGATGTCACCGCACCCAACTGGGTCACCCTCGGCTCCATTGTCTTCGGTGGCGAAGGCCCCGTCGAGTTCGGCCGCACCGGACCCGAAGTCGAGCGCATGGTGAAGGCCGCCACCAGCCCCACCATCGTCGGCGATGTGCGGGTGAAGGGTGTGCGGCTGTTCCCCGGCAGCGGCAACCTGTCGATCAGCAACGTCGCCCTCACCTCCAACGTGGCCACGGTCACGGTTGGCACCCACACCCTCCAGGTGGGTGAGAGCGTGACGATCAACTGCTCGAACAGCGTCTTCTCTGGCACCTACACCATCACTGCGGTAACTGGCACCACGTTCGACTTCGCTCGGACCAATACCAACGTCACATCGGCCGCTGCCACTGGCACCGTCACCAATGGCGTTGCGGTGCCCGCTGGTGCCGGGAACGTGATCCAGATCCATCCCTTCCGCTGAGTATTGGGCACTGTCCACTGGGGGTCGCGCTGGCGACCCCCTTTTCCATTGGAGATCACCCATGAACCTGGAACCATTCCTGCCGCTGTTCCCAGGCCAGCCGGTGCCGATGGTGGCGCCACTGGAGACTGGGGCGGATGCTGCATCGGCAGAGCCCGCGGCGAAGAAGGCCCGGAAGGTGCGGGCACGAGACGGCGAGGGCCAGTTCGCTGCCGATGATCCTGCAACGCCCGACGTGAACGAGGCGTGGGTTGCCGAGGAGGGCGGGAACACTGAGGCATGACATGGGTCGATGGCCACACTTGGGAGATGGAGCAGGGCATCGATGCTCTGCTCACTCTGGAGCTGTACGAGGACACGGCCGCTACAGAGCCGTGGCCGTTTATCGACTGGTCCGTAAAGGCAACCGTCAGCGATGAGAAAGGCCGCACCGTGTGGCCAGTGACAGTTGACGCTGATCCTGCGGGTGGTGTGGTGCGGCTGGTGTTCCCGGAGGCATCGGTCAACGCTCTCAAGGTCGGCAAGACGTACCGCTATGACTGCCTGATGGTGGCGCCAGGTGCTGCTGCCGCTGATGACCACGTGTTGGCCGCTGGACCCGTGACGGTGGCGCTCAGGACTTCACGGAGGGACGAGGAATGAGCTGCCCGCAGGTCATCAAGGTCATCACGCCGGGGCCTCCTGGCGCCGGACTGCCGGCCGGGATCGCTGATGCCGGTAAGTTCGTGCGGAAACTTGGCGCTGAGCCCTATGTATACGAGCTGGTTACGCCTGATGTAGTAAGTGGCGGCCTCGCCGCTTATGTCCACTCGCAACCTACGCCAGCGACCACGTGGACAATCAACCACAACCTCGGAAGGTATCCGAGTGTTGAGCTGTTCAATAGTGGAATGCAGGAAATTGATGCAGAGATTGCGCATCCGAGCATCAATCAAACGATCGTCACACTGAACCCAGCAACCGCTGGTCTAGCCCGCCTTATCTGAGGACACCATGCCCCGTTCAATTTTCACCGACTTCGACTTTCAGGGGGTCTCCCGGCCCACCAACCTTCCGGCGCCTGCCAGCGCGGGCGATGCAGCCAACAAGGCATACGTCGATTCAGCCGTTGAGGGCCTGGCTTGGAAGGACTCCTGTCGCGTTGCGACGCAGGCGAACCTGAGCCTGTCAAGCCCTGGCGCGACGATCGATGGCATCACGATGGCCAGCGGTGACCGGGTGCTGGTGCGTGCGCAGACAACTGGCGCCGAGAACGGCATCTACGTGTGGAACGGCGCATCGACAGCGATGACCCGGGCGCTCGATGCCAGCACCTTCCCAGAGCTGAAGCAAGCCACGAGCACAGTGGAGGAGGGCACCAGCACTGGCGTGACCTATCGGCAGACGGCGGTGAACGGCACGCTGGGCAGCACGGCGGTGAGCTGGACCGTGATGGGCACCAGCGCCCCGGCGGCCAGCACATTGCAATCGGGCATCATGCGCCTGGCGACGCAGAGCGAGACAGATACCGGCACTGCAGCCGATCTGGCGGTTTCACCTCAAACGCTGGCGAACTGGTCGGGGCGGCTGCGCAAGTCCGCTGCGAACGTAGGGGACGGCAGCGCTACGAGCTACACGGTCACCCACAACTTCAACACCCGCGATGTGATCGTGCGGGTGTTTCCCAACTCGGGCACGTTTGACGATGTGGAGGTAGACGTGCAGCGCACCAGTGTGAATGCTGTGGCGGTGGTGTTTGCGACGGCGCCAGCATCCAACGCATATCGCGTGGTGGTGCTCGGCTGATGGCACGAGAGTTCCTGGCTGATGTAGACCTGAAGGCAGGATTACTGCTTGCCGGCTCGGCTGGCAGTGCAGGGCGGTTGCTGATCAGTCAGGGATCGGGGCAGCCTGCGATATGGGGCGCCCTGGGCGGTGCGCTGAGCTTCACCAGTGGATCCCTGACAATGACCGAGGGGATTGCACTGACGGTGTCCAACAGAGGCGAAGTTGCGACTGTTGGCAATAACTACGTCGAGAAAGCTGTAAGATTTGCTGGCGTTGTGGTCGGGGTCACGTGGGAGTTAAATCCCACTACCCCATCAACTGGCGGAAGTAGCGCGGCAATGCTCTATGCCCGCCGCAGCGGTACAAGGACCAATCTGCTCACAGCCAATGCTTCCCTGCCGGCCACCACTGGCATCTTTACGGATGTCAGTGCAAACCTAACTGGCAACCTAACCCTCGCGACTGGGGACTCGGTTGGGCTTGACCTGGCCAGTGTTGGCACCGGGGCAACTGGCCTCATTCTCACTGTTTACGTTCGCTATTTCTGAACACCATGACAACCGCAACAAACCCGACTACTGGCGTTGAGTATTACACCCAAGGGCTACTCGACGGCCAGTCCGTGTCGCTTTATGTTCCTGTTCCTGCTGATGGCCAGGTTGTAAACCCAACCGGCGTGCGTTGGCCGGCGGTGAACGGAAATCCTCATGACAAGCCTGAGGAATACTACAAGAAAGTAGAGCCTTCACCGGTACCATTTGACCCAGAGCTATTCCGGATCGACGACGCAAACAGCGGATGGATCCTGGTGCCAACCCCCGGCGCACTGCCAGGTCACCCACAGGGCACCTACGAAAAAACGGAAGTCATTATTCGCCGCAGCAAGGATGAACTTCGTCAACTAGTGCAGGGAATCTACGCCCGTGCTCAGGGCGAACTATGGCCGCAGGACCCTGGCTATGACCAGATGTATGTCTACGCCAAGGAGCAAATAGCCGCCAACATTGAGGGACAAGATTTTCGCGATCTCGTAGCCCGCCATGAACTGCTGATGTCCGCTACGTTTGCCAACCGAGCACGACTGAATCAGCTCAACGCGGAGATCGAAGCGGCAGGCGAATCCGGACCGCTCGACTTCAACCCTAGGGAAGGATGGATCAATGGCATCGAACCATGACCCACAACGCCTTGCCCCGCCATGGATCCCGCCGGCTACGGGACGCGCAAACCGGAGTCGGCGAGTGATTACAGTTGATCGGCGGCGCGTGCTATGGACCCCCGCGGCCACCACCACAGCGCTGTGGCTTGACGCCGCCGACGCCAGCACCGTAACAACGGTGAACGGCAACGTCAGCCAGTGGAATGACAAGAGCGGCAACGGTCGTCACGTCGTACAAGGCACCGCCGGCAGCCGCCCTGCCTATACCAGCGCGGGGCTTAACGGCCTCAATGTCATCACATTTGATGGCATCGCCGATCAACTTTTCAACACGTCAGCAGCACTGCAGCGAAACGTAAACGCGACCACTATCTGGGCAGTTGCGCGGCCCGGCAGCAACACGGCGACGCTGAAGATTATCCTGCAAACGCTTACGCCTACACCTTCAACAAGATCATATTTAGCCTATGACGCTAGCAACGGATTTGCCGC